CTTGATTGAGAGTGATGATTTTAGGGAAGTGTTTCCGGGTGTTAAGTTAGCGGCGGACAGTAAGGCCAGTGGGCGGTGGGACACGAGCAACGGCGGGATGTACTATGCTGTTGGGGTTGGATCGAACTTAGCGGGTCGTGGTGGTGACTTGGTTATTATTGATGACCCTCACTCGGAGCAGACTGCGATGAGCGCGAATGGTTTTGACGATGCTTGGGATTGGTACACAGGGGGCCCCCGGCAGCGTTTACAGCCGGGTGGTTCGATTGTTTTGGTTCAGACGCGGTGGTCAGAGAAGGATATGACGGGTCAACTTTTAAGGGCACAAGCAAAAAATCCATTAGCGGATCAGTGGGAGGTTGTTGAGTTACCTGCTATTTTTGAGGACGGGACTTCTTGTTGGCCGGAGTATTGGTCTTTGGAGGACTTAACTTCTGTGAAGGAGTCGATACCTCCGAGCAAGTGGAACGCTCAGTACCAGCAAAATCCTACGGGTGAGGAGAACGCGATTATCCGTCGTGAGCAGTGGCAATGTTGGGAAAAGGAGAAGGTTCCGCATTTAGAATATGTTATTCAGAGTTACGATACGGCGTTTAGCAAGCGGGAGACTGCGGATTACAGCGCAATTACGACGTGGGGCGTGTTTTATCCTAACGAGGGTGGGAGTGGTCCTAATTTAATTTTGTTGGACAGTCAGAAGGGGAGATGGGATTTTCCAGAATTGAAGCAGATTGCTTTGGATAATTATAAATTTTGGGAGCCTGACACGGTTATTATTGAGGCAAAAGCGAGCGGGACCCCTCTGACTCAGGAATTACGAAACATGGGGATTCCTGTTGTAAACTTTACACCTTCGCGTGGAAACGATAAGGTAATGAGAGTTCACAGTGTTTCGCCATTATTTGAGGCTGGAATGGTTTGGGCCCCCGACGAGACGTGGGCAGATGAGTTAATTGAGGAGGTTGCTGCGTTTCCGAATGGGGAACATGACGACTTAGTTGATAGTATGACACAGGCTCTTATGCGCTATAGGCAAGGAAATTTTGTACAATTACCAACAGATGACTGGGAAGATGAAGAAAACTCTGTTAGAGTGGCGGCATACTATTAGAGGAAAGGCGTGAATATGAACAGGTCTGCGGTAAATTTAGGGTCGGGCGGCTTTAATGATGTTTATTATATGCAGGACGGCGGCAATCCTTTTAACTTAAATCAGGTTTTAGAAGACACGGGTCCCGGCGCAACAAGTCCGCAACCTGAGTATGTTCCGTTAGAACAGGCTTACACCCAAGAGATGGAAGACGACAAGGGCATAGGTTCGATTATATATGACCGTCTTTTTGGCAAGGGGGACATTACTGACGGGGTACGGGAATCTGGCCGTGTTGGCGGTGATGATGCTGAGTTTATGTCAACTTTGATTGAAAAATACAATTACCCTAGTGTTTTTGACCCTGAGATTGGTCAGCAGATAATTCCTACGGACCCGGATGTTCCGGAGGCGGTTCGTATGGCGCGGCCCGTGGGCCGTCGTGACATGCCGACGTATCCTGAGTTAGAGGACGCACGTGCCCATGCTCTTAGTTCTGCGCTTTTATCCAAGGCGTATGGTCCTAAGACAGCGGAAAAAGCGGGTAACTTTGGTGAATTTGTAGATCGTTTTGCACCTTTTCCCTTTGGTGGACAAAATCCGCGAGACGTGGCTATGGATCAGCGGAACAATGCTGCTGGTCGTCAGATATTTTTAAAGGCTGGTTACACCGCTTCTGCGGAAGAGCTTGCAGAAACCGTTAATCAAGAGATATTTAACCAATTAGAAGTTATCTTGGGTCGCACACCGGAAGAGCAGTTTACTCCTGCACCGGACCAGCCCCGCGCCCCGCGGAACTTTAAATCGCCCGAAGAGGGGCCAATGGATGTTTATTTCCCTCGTAATGAAAAGGGTTTTTTTGATACGACACGTAAGGTTCTTGGTTTCTCCCCGCGGAGATACCGGAACTACTAATTCGTATAGGAGAGTTGAATGGCTGAAGAAAAAAATGGATACGCAAGCAGTTTAATGGACACTGGGGTCCCGTCTCAATTTGATGAGGAGGATTTAGCTGCTGAGATAGAAATTGAGTTACCGGACTCTCAAAACAATGTTATGGCTATGATTGAGGCCGAGGATGTTGGTGAGATTGGAATAACACCGACGGAGGATGGTGGTGTTGAGATTGATTTTGATCCTGCGGACCAGCGCGGCGAGGGGGAAGATTTTGATGCAAACCTTGCTGAAGAGATGCCTGACCGGGAGTTGTCAAGAATTTCGAGCGAGATGCTTGCTGAGTACGACGCAAACAAGTCGGGCCGTCAAGATTGGGAAGATGCGTATGCTAATGGTTTGGAACTTCTTGGATTTAATTATGAGGAGCGCACACAGCCGTTTCGGGGATCAACAGGGGTTACACATCCTCTTTTAGCCGAGGCTGCTACTCAGTTTCAGGCTCAAGCTTTTAATGAGCTTTTACCGTCTTCGGGTCCTGTCCGCACAGTTGTGATGGGCAAAGAAACGCGCAAGAAGGTTGAGCAGGGCCAGCGTGTTCGACAGTTTATGAATTATTACATTACAGATGTTATGGAGGATTACACTCCTGACATGGACCAGATGTTGTTTTATTTACCGCTGGCGGGTTCTACTTTTAAGAAAACTTATTTTGACGAGACGTTAGATCGTGCGGTGTCTAAGTTTGTTCCTGCGGAGAACTTGGTTGTTCCGTATGAGACCGTGGACCTCGACACGTGCCCCAATGTTACTCAGGTTGTTCGCATGTCTTTGAATGATTTGCGTAAACGTCAGGTTATGGGGACATATTTAGACGTGGATGTTATTCCAGCCCAGCGCGAAATTACTGGCGTTGATGGAGAATTAAACCGTATTGAAGGAGTTGAACCTACTCAGATTGATTATGACTGCACTATTTTAGAGTGTCACGTTGATTTGGATTTAGAAGGTTATGAAGAAGTTGATGACGACGGCGAAACAACAGGCATTAAGATACCGTACATAGTGACGCTTTCTATGGATAATGGACAAGTTTTAAGTATCCGTAGGAACTACAAACAGGACGACCCTAAGAAGAAAAAAATCCAGTATTTTACACATTACAAGTTTTTACCGGGTTTTGGTTTTTATGGCTTGGGGCTCATCCACACGATTGGCGGTTTGTCGAGAACCGCCACGGCGGCATTGCGACAGTTGATTGACGCGGGTACGTTGTCCAACCTCCCAGCGGGCTTCAAGGCCCGCGGACTACGGATCAGAGACGACGATGAACCGTTACAGCCCGGAGAGTTCAGAGATGTGGACGCGCCGGGCGGGGCTATCCGAGATAGTCTCATGCCGCTGCCTTTCAAGGGTCCGGATCAGACGTTGTTTCAACTGCTTGGTTTTGTTGTTGAGGCGGGTCAACGGTTCGCGACCATTACAGATTTAAAGGTTGGTCAGGGTAATCAGAACGCGCCCGTCGGAACTACTATGGCGATTATGGAGCAGGGTTCTCGTGTAATGAGCGCGGTCCATAAGCGTTTACACTATGCGATGCGGTTGGAGTTTAAGATACTTGCGCGTGTTATGTCGGAGAGTTTACCGCAGGAATATCCGTATTCTGTAGCGGGCGGCGACGAGACTATCATGGCGTCGGACTTTGATGGCCGCATTGATGTTGTACCTGTTAGCAATCCAAACGCTTTCAGTCAGGCCCAGCGCATTACGTTAGCTCAGACTAAGCTACAACTTGCAAGTCAGGCACCAGAGATTCACAACATGCACGAAGCTTTTCGGGACATGTATGAAGCGATTGGCGTTGTTGATGTAGACCGTTTGATGAAGTCTATACCTACAGAAGAGCCTGAACCGCTTGATCCAGCGCAAGAGAACATTAATGCTTTGGATATGTTGCCACTTCGGGCGTTTGAGGGTCAGAACCACCAAGCGCACATTCAGGCACATTTGGTTTTTGGCACAAGTCCTATTGTTGGTACGATGCCCCCAGTGGCTATTTCTATACAAAAGCATGTTATGGAACACGTACAACAGGCTGCGAGAGAGCAAGCCGCAGTTGCATATTTACAACAAGTTCAGCAGCAAGGTGGTCAGCCTGCTGATGAAGAACAAATGTTACAAATTGAGCAGCTAACGGCTAACTTTATTGCTGAAGGCTTGCAGCAGGTCAAACAAATTTCTGGCGAGATGACAGGTGCAGGCGCTCCTGACCCACTTGTTCAGCTTAAAGAGGCTGAGATGCAGCAGAAGGCGGCAGCGGATCAGGCAGACAACCAGATTGACCAAGCCAAAGTTGAGCTTGACGCCCGTGGCCAGCAAATGCGCGGTCAACAGTTCAAGGAACGTTTGGCATCTCAAGAGCAACAGACTTCGGCTCGTATTGATGCTGCAATGCAACGTGAGATACTTAAACAACGAGGGTCCCCACAATAAAGGTCTGTTTGACAGATTGTACTAAACCTCGTATTTTTAAACAAAGGAGATAACTAATGGCAGATACTTATCCTTCAAAAGAAGATTACACAAAAGAGACTTTACGTAACGATGGTGGAGATGCTGGCCGCGCTTTGGGAGCGGCTATTGGTGCCTCCGTTGGAGGACCCGGTAATATTATTGCTCAAGGCATAAAGAACATGGGTGCGAAAGCTTTATCAAAGTCTGCTCGTGTTTCTACAAGAGACATGGAAGGAGCTTCAAAGTCTCTTCCAGATAGTCCTAAGAAAACTAAATCTAAAAGAAAGGGGCCAAGATAATGGCTAAAGTAAGAGTAAACGGCTCCGCGCCGGGTAAAACACCTGAAGCGGTTAGCTATGCGGACATTAAAGGCCAAGGCCGCATTCCATACGGCAAGTCGGCTCCGGCTCCTATGGCTGATACGAGCAAACCTAAAAAGATGACCATGCGTGGAGCGGGTGCCGCGATCCGCGGAAAAAGTTACATAGGTTATCCCTCTTAGCCCTTTCTAACTTTTTAAAAAGTTATACACATGTTATAGTGCCTTTTAAAAGAAAGGGGTGTTTAGCATGATTGAGGTATTGGCCTTGGCGGGTGCTGTCACAAAAATAGCAGGCGGCATAAGCGCAGCTATTAAGGCAGGAAAAGATACACACGCCTTGCTTCCCGCGTTTGGTAAACTTGCCAAGTTAGAAGCTGATATAAATTTAGCAGAATCTGGAAAACACAAAGGACCGTTGGGCAGGCTTACGTCCAGCGAAGAAGAAGGTTTTGCCATAGCGCAGGCAAAAATGGCGCACAAACAAGCTCAAGAGGAACTGAGGTCAGCCTGCCGCTTGTATGGACCACCTGATATGTGGGCGATGGTGGTACGGGAAACCGCCGCTGCGCGTGTTCGGCAGAAGGAAGCTCTGGAAGCTCAAGCTGCTCACAGAGACCGTGTGTTTTATATTTTGTCGGTTGTTGTTGGTGTTGTAATTTTTGTGGCCGGAACGGCACTGTTGGTCTGGGGTGCAGATCGGTGGGCTAATGGGTGAGATTATACCAAAATAAATTAGGAAAATACGTTGTATATGACAAACGTGGAAAAGTAGTTATAATAACAGTAGAACGAAAACTTGCTATAGCATACGCGAGGAAGATAAATGACTGAGTTTGATAAAGCTGATTTAGACTCTAACGGCTATATAGATAGAAAAGAATGGAACCGTCTTGCCTTAGAAGATCGTAGGCTTGAGATGGTTGACCGGGACCTCAAGCGCAATGCGGAACGCAGGTTTACCGGGTTTGCTTTAGCTGGAATGCTTTTGTATCCGCTCATTATCTTGCTATCTTCGGTGCTAGGCTTTGACAAAGCGGCTTCTCTTATAACTGACATTGCATCTGTTTATGTGATAGCTGCGTCCGGTGTTGTTGCCGCATTTATGGGATTCAATGCTTATTCTGCAAACGCAGACAAGAAGAAAGCATCCATTACTTTTGATGATAGGAACTTAGAAAAATGAGTATAATATCCTCTTTTATTGGCCCCGTCGCTAATCTGGCAGGGTCATGGCTTCAAGGAAAGGCTGATAAGCAAGCTGCGGCTGCACAACTTAAACTTGTAGAGGCTGAGAGTAAGGCAAAAATTTTACTCTCTAAAGAGACTTCGACGGCTGACTGGGAACGGATCATGGCTGAGAACTCTGGTGGATCGTGGAAGGACGAGTTTTTTTCCATAATTCTAGCAATCCCACTTATTTTATGTTTTATTCCGGGTATGGAGGGCGTTGTTGCTCACGGGTTTGAGCAACTTTCTCTTGCACCCGACTGGTATTTCTGGGCGCTTTTAACTGCAATTTCAGCTAGTTTTGGTGTGAAAGGTGTCAAACAATTTTTAGGTAAAAAGTAATGGAAAACGATATTATCATTGAACAGCAAGCGTCTACCATAGGAACCAAAACAATCAATATTGGCACGGGTGGTGGTAGCGATGTTGAAGCAGGTATAGAGTTTATCTATCATATGCGTGAGCATTTAGTCGATGTTACCGTTGCTACGGTTTATGGCCTTGTGGTATTTGCAATTGTTTTGTGGCTGAAAAAGAAGTTTTCCAATTGATGTGGGTGCTAGTTTGGATGCAGTTAATATCGGGTCAACCTGTAGAACATTTTCAGTTAGCTGTTTACGAAACTATTACCGAATGCGAAAAGAATAGAAAACGCGCAGAGATTATGGTAACACACAATGGAATTGCCGTAGCTTGTTTGGAGGTTAAGATATGACCATGTTGGTAAACCTATACTACAAAATTAAATACAAGCTATTTGGAGTTTTGTACCACAAGGGGAAAACAAAATGACATTTAAATTAAGCTCACGAAGCGAGGCCAAGCTAGAAGGGCTAGACCCACGGCTTGTGGCTGTGGTTAAATTAGCCATCCACAAAACTAAAATAGATTTTGGTGTGATATGTGGCATGAGAACTACGGAAGAACAGAAGGCACTTGTT